GCTCTCTTCAGGAGGTGATATTTTATGATTTCCATTTTTAGCAATGCATGCTTTTTAGCGTTCGGGCTCGATGATCATAACCCTCACATTGGTCTCCTAGGTAATGTTTGTTGCTTAATACCTCTAACGGGGCAAAAGCCACTACTACTAGGTCACCAACCGGGGACGACACCGGGACTGATGGGGATGAATAATTGTCTTCATGACAATTATTCTGGTTCCCTCGCTCAACTTAACCTGCAAACCAACAGTGATGGTACGTACAGAATTAACGATGTTAATTATAAGTACGTTTTAATCGGTGACGGTCATTATGACCTGTCTCCCGGTTTTTACTATCACAAAGGTCACACAGGTGAGTGGAGCGTGGATATTTCTGGTTTATCGATTGTATTAACCCAAAGGGTTCATATCAATCGTCCAGACGTAAATGTCTTTTATTATCAGACCATTAAACAGGCCTGGTATTTATCAGACATCAACACGGGAACTCGATCACTTATGTGTGGTGCTGCCTTCGAAATGAAGGAGAACACTACTGGTAAGACTATCGACATTCCCGATCCTCGACCTTCATCTCGAACAACAAGGTTCTTTTCTAAAGAACGACTGGTTGTTTGCGGTGATCATCCACTAGCCCTAGACGCAGAAATCCTCAAACTACTGGATCGTAGGTTTTTACCTGGTGTTCCATATATGTTTGAAGAGCAGATCTGGGGAGACCTCAGCCAACAGTCTTGCAATAATGTCAAGGTGTTGGACACGAATAGTATAGCCTATATTGGAGACTTGGTGCATCTTAAAGATTTAATCTTTGATACAATCAAGCTTCTTAAGGGTAAAGCTACTCTGAAGTCTATGGCAGACCTTTTTCTAACCGTCAAATATGCCATTCTGACATTTATTGACGACACGAAAGCGGTTGCATCGGTCGGTAAAAAATTGACTAAACACCAATTTTTATTCTGTAGCACAACCCGATCCTTATCGAGTTTTGTTACAACTGACCCTGGTCCCTCTCCAGGATTAACCTGGTTTACTCAATTTCACCAAAAGATTTATTATCTTAATGATGATGTTGATTGGATTAAAGGGATTCGGCTTGCATTGACGACAGGTTTGTTTCCGTCTTTAACAAATGTATGGGATTTTGTTCCATATTCGTTTGTTATCGATTGGTTTTTTGACCTTGGTTCGCTTTTTGAACGGGTGGACACTAATACTCTTATTAGTGTGTTGCCTATTCAGGCTGCATGTCAAAGTCGATGCGACAAAACTGCCGTTAGTTGTTCATCTCTACCTGAGATGACCTCTCGGAATTTTCAAGGATTCATCAATTATCAACGTTATCGGCGTGACATAGTCTCGTCCATAACACCTCCCGGTTGGCGTATTGACGCCAAAAAAGAAGGGTTCGACCATTGGGTTGAATCTGGCGCTATGTTAATACAAAAGCGTCGAAAATAAAAATTGCTAGTGTTTGAAGCTAGCAGGAAAAGAGGCCATTATGGCTATCGTTGTGAATCAAAATCACACCGACACCGCTGTCGCAGGTGTCACCGTTCTTACTCTTCCTAGAGCAATTGTTAATTACAAAGCAGATTTCTGCGTTGTAACTGACACACCGGGTGAAGCTGTTATAAGTAACAAGACTTCTCCGGTTGATGCTCCAGAAAGACTTCGCTTTGCGATGTCTACCGTAAAGGATGTTTATCAGAATACTGATATTGATCCAGGTACGTATTCGCCTAGTAAACGAGGATCACAGATCCTTGTTCAACTAAACGAGGTTTGGACTAAGACCGATGCAACTTTAGCATCCTACAAAATCAACCTCCCAGTATCTGGCCATATCGTCTTAAAGGTTCCGAATGATTCGGACCTTACAGCTGATATGATCTTAGCATTTGTCGGTCGTTTAGTTTCTGGTCTGTTCGAAACAGGCTCAGCTACTAATAACCGCGTAAGTGCGTTACTACGTGGGTCTATGATCCCTACAGATTTGTAGGTGAAATTGGATGTCAAAAAGACAGAATGAACTCTTTCAGAGTTTGGAAATCATCGAATCTCAGATTCGGTGTCACCCGCACCACTGGCGAGGACGTGTAGTTTCTGAAGAAGATCAAGAATCTATATCAGATGCACTACTCCTTCTCGTCACCGTGTGGGTGGAATGCTTTTCTCCTGAAGTTCTCGTGAGTGCTTTACCAGCATGGGTACCGAGGTGGGTTAATTCCCTCCTAAGTATCGATGTTGATGCACTCATTTTGTGCTTAAAGGGCGCAGATGAAACCATTCTTTCCTGTTTTCATACAGGAGGTATTGGTCTTTCTCTTCACTCTTATGATGGCTTCAAACACCATCTATCGCACAACTGGGATTTTGCTGGTGCGATTATCGCACCTGCAAAACAGGATATTCACAGCTTTCTTTCAGATGGAAAGAAAGTACCCTTCGTTCGTCTTCATCAAGGATTTAGTTTCCTTTTACGTCTCTCTCTTCGTGATGTAAAAGAGCTAGACGCTGAGATGCTGACGAAGTACCGAGACAATCAGTCGAGATTGTTACCTTTCAATGATCCGTGTATCGATGAACATGCGGTTATTGCCGGATGGTTCAAAGAATCCGATCCATTGAACGGTGATTATCTTCCTATGCATGGCTCTGGTGCGGTTGCTGAATCTGGAGTCCATTCCATTGCGGAAAAATACCGCTGTGGTGGCCCCGATCAATTACTGCGCTATTGTCTTAACCAGGAAGAAATCGATTGTCCATTTCCGTTTGCTAACGGGGTGGCTGGGCGTACTGCCCGGGTTGAACTAGTGCCAAAGAGTGCAACAGCAAAGCGATCCATTACTATGGAACCCGCAGTGTTGATGTATTATCAGCAGGGAGTTCGTCGTTTTCTCGACAACTTTCTAGGTAAGCACCGGTATTTGAAATCACGTATATCGATACATGATCAGACGACATCTCAACGGCTTTGTCTGCACGCAAGTGCAGATGGAGCTTTGAGTACCATTGATTTATCAATGGCGTCAGATTCAGTAACGTATACGCACTTCAAGAGGTTATTTGCAGATACGCCTATTGTTCGTCTTTGTCGGGGATGCCGATCTTCGATCGTCGTTTACCCGAACGGTGAGCAACAGGATCTAGTTAGCTACGCAGGCATGGGAAACGCAACAACGTTTCCTATAGAATGTATAGTTTTTGCTAGTATCTGCGAAAGTGTGATTAAAGCAGCTGGTCGAAATCCTAGTACTTCTAAATACCATGTACACGGCGACGATATAATAATCGAAACCAAGTACGTGGATGCACTGATGATCCGTTTGTCAGAACTTGGGTTCTTACCCAATACTGACAAAAGTTTCTATAGCTCAACCGAGCATGGAACTTATCGCGAATCATGTGGTGTGGAAGCACTAGACGGACGTGAAGTCACTCCTATACGGATTCCCAGGAACTTTTCTGGGATGTCCTTAGAAGGGCTTCTTAATCATCCGGAACGCATTAGCGGTCTTATCAACTTAAGTAATACGTGTTTCAACACGTTATTGCTCACTCGTCTTTTGATCTTGCATAAACTTTTTCAACTTCCTGTTATTTATCAACCGAAATTCGGTGATGGTAATGGGACTTTGTTAAGTTTATCAACTTCGCCTAATTATAATCTGCAATCTATCTGGTTTCCAGATACTTGTACGACTATTGTTAGTCATGGTGTAGTTTCACAGAAATGTGAATCACCCGCGAAGGACGACGCGATACGTCTGTTTGAGACGTTGCGGTTGATGGGACGCAGAACCCACTTTATTGTGGATCCTGTAAGCGTAAGTAGACCGAGACCATCTATCCTTGATAACACTTGGTCTTAGACCGGTGTTGTCGGGATTAGGAAATGGTGCGTAAAGCACTTGGGGGTTTAATGACGATACGATGTTTTGATTTCAACTTGTTTTTGAACCAAAAGGAACAAACAACAACAAGAAAACAACACAAAGCAGGGGCATCGCCC